TTTAGGCACGTTATTCTGTAACCTGTGCTTCCCATTGGTTGTCACCAACTCTTTTATAAGTCTTGCCGTTAATTACTTTTTCTTCTGCTGGCTCGAGACTCTGTAAAAATTGAGAAGGGTCTACGCCCAAGCTAATTGATTGATGCTTTAAACCTCGGGTCATTAGTTTTTCAAATGCTGTTAACTGCGCCTCGGTAGTTCCTAATAAATCCATCTTCGTGGGGTCTTGAGGAATCACGGCATCAATCAGCCCATAATCGGATTCATTCAAAGCGCCTAATTTGGCTATGTTTTTATATTGAACTCGTAAGTTTGCCGCAATCGCTGATGCTGTTGAAGCTTCCTTAGTATTCAAAGGCTCATATCCAACCCGCTTCCTAAGATCTTTTAAAATTCTTATGTCTTCTATAGCTGCTGAGACAGTTTCAATCGACGAATTAAGTTTTTCAGCAGCTTCTTTAGTAGAGGCAAACTGTTTCATGCCATGAACTAACTTATCTGCATTCAAATTAGCGGCCTTAGACTTAGTATCTGCCACTTCGCCAGATATTTTGGCAAAATTCATAGCGTCTTTTTGTTGCTCCACAGAAAGAGCGCCTTTAAGCTGCGCTGACTTTGCCTTAGCTTCAGGACCTTGAAACTTCGAAGTAATGGAAGCCAGTTTTAATTGAGAGCCTTCAAGAAGAATTTGACGGGTGGCTGATTCTGCCAAGCGATCATCTCCAAACCTTTGTCTCATCATTTGATAAACATTATTTTCAGCATCTACGACTCCCTTTTTAGTAGAGATCTCTTCTTTTTGGGCGTCAATGTCCTGATCAATAGCCCTATTAATAATCTGAGTTGCTGCATCTCCATTCGCTAAATTATATTTAGCCGCTGCAAAAACAGTTAACCCTTGCATTAAGGCCCCAAGGATTTGCATTCCTGTTCCTTTTCTTTTCCAAAGTCGGTTGGGATCGATTTTGGAGGTAGCATAATCATTTTTAGCGGCATCTAACTTTAAAATTTGAGCGTTAACCGCTTCTGATCTTTCGGCTTCCTTAGCCGCTCGGGTTTTTTCGTTTTCTATAAAAGCCTGTTGAAGCCCGTCATAATAATTGGCGGTCTGAATGCCTTTGTCCTCGGCGATTTTAGCTTGTTGATCTATAGAATTTCTTTGCTGATTATACCCGGGAGATAAAGCATTTAAAAAAGGCTCGTTAAGAACTTGCCCTTCTGCAGATATTTTTTTTACTGGCTCACTTATGGAAACGTTTTTATCAGCAGCATTTCTTTCCTGAATGAGCGCTTGCGATGCCATAACGCTTTCTTTTTCTTTGGCCGATAAATATTCTTTTAATCTTTTAGGCTGAGGAGGTACAGGAAGACCCATCCCTTCAGCTTGTGTTTTGTAAAGATCATAATTTTTAGAAAGATTATCTAGGTCGTAAGTTTCTTTTTCTTTCTTAAGATTATCAATCTCAGCTTTCTTTTGCTTAATACTTTGCAAGTAGTCTAAGGAAGGGAGCTTTTCCGAAAAATCAATTTGTGGATCTTGAATCATGCTTTTCGCTGTTGACCCTGCTGTCGTATAGTCAGGAACAAATTTAGGCGCGACCGAATTGGTTTTCGCTGTTCCAGCTTGAATAGACTTAAGATATCTAAGCTCTTCTTCTTGTGTATTTTGTCCTGAATAATCAGCCATAAATTACTTCCTTATTATCTAATTTGACTACCTAGAGCGCCGCCAGCGGCCCCACCTACTGAAGCGCCGACAGGTCCAGCCACTATCGCGCCGCCAATTGTTCCAGCTGCTGCTAACGCTGGGCCTATCCACCCTGATCCGCCCTGCGGCATTTGAGTATCCCCAGCGATTGCTTGTTGAGATAATGAACCACTTTGTCGCATTTTTTCGAGCTCGATTGCCGCAGACATTTGGGCTTGATCTAACTGAAGCCCGGCGTTTGTATAATATTGAATCAGTTGATTCATGACTTGTTGCTCTTGCAACCCTTGAGCTCTACCTTGGCCGATTTGACCACCCAAAGCTTGTTCAGCTGCCGCCTGCTCTTGAGCTCGAAGCACACCAGCTTGACCCATCACGTCCCCTTGCATGGCCGAATTTTGTCTTAAAGCATTACGAGCATTCGCCGTTGCGTTTCCTGTTCCAGAGTTAGCTAGGGCAAAATTTTGAGCCATGCCCTGCTGCATTCCTCTTTGCATTTGTAATTCAGCCGAGGAAGGCATCCCGCCAGAAGCTCTCATTTGTAATTGAGAAACTAAATCGTTTTGAGCGTTACCATAAAATGGATTTGCCACCCCTGCCGCATTGGCGATGCCATCTTGAAACTGTCTAGAATTTCTTTCATAGTTTCCTAAATTAAAAGCCTCTGCGTTTGGATCATAGCCCACGTCTTTTAGAACTTGGTAGGATTCCAACATTCTTTTATTTTCTTCATAGGGGTCTTGGCGAACTTTTGTTCCGACGTATTCAGCCCTTGAACCAGGCGGGGCTTGAAATTGAGAATTTGGGTTTGCCGCACTATGGGCCATTACTTCGCTTTTCAATTTATCGCCAGACACCCGATGCCCTAAAGTATTTTGAGGCGCGGGAGTTCCAGCGCCTGAGCTTTGCATTAAAATTTTTCGTCTCTCTTGTTCCGTCATATTAATTCCCCTTAAGCTCTCTTTGTGTAAGGCAACTTACTAATGCCTTTTTTAACTCCAACAATTAAAGTTAGATTAGTTAACGTGTTGCCTTCTAAAAGGTTCCCCGATACCGCAGAATCAACAATCTTAAATCGAATAGAAGAGCATTTTTGATTTGCGATCTGAAATTCAAATTGAAGTGGATTTTCTGGTGCTGGCGTAAAACTGTAAATTTCAGAATAATCTTCGTTGTAATCATAGCCCACTCGAACAGTGAGCGTGTGCTCTGACTTATACTGACCCAAAATGATGGCTCGCTTGACCCTTTGATATCCCTGAATGCCTGAGACGTTTATCCATCCAGTCTCTAGAGAGGTAGTAAAATCAAAATTATCTCTAAAAAGGGATGTTTGCTCCCAAACCCCATCACTGCCCGCGGCTATAGTGATTTTGTTATTATAAACTAAAGCGTCAATAGGGGTTATATCAGCGGTAGTAAACGTTCTCGTAGACCATTGATCAAAATCATAATCATAGATTAAGAAAGTTCCATTATCTAAAAGAAATCTTACTTGAGCTAGATCGGGAGTTCTTACGGAAGCGTAAACGATGTTAGTCTTCGTATCTTCTACCGGATTACCAATGAAACTAGATTCTAAGGCTCTCGAAAGAAGATAAATCCCTTTGGGTGTTGAATACATCACACCCGATGGAATCTCTATTGCCGAGCCGGTATCTCTGCCACCTACTGGGCAGTTAATCGATTCAGGGTCTGAAAAAGAAGAGCCTTGCCCTAAATTATTAGGACCATCTCCTACAAAATAAAATGGCTTATCTTCTTTGAAGACAATAACTTTCTCGTCCATTTCAAAAACGTCTACCAATTTAGAATTACTTTCACCTATTGAAATTGTGAATTGATCCGTTGTCGCAACTTCTAAATCATTATTGATTAATTTGGAAAAAAATAATTCGTTCTTATCAGAATCAATACCGAAAACCCTATTTCCGATTAAGCGGAGCTGACGAGTAGGAGGAAAGCTAGAATTTTCTAGTATCCCTCCGGTAGTATAGAGAGTCTCATTGTCTTGAATTTCCGCATCGCTTTGATTGTCGTATAGAAAGTATAGAGCGTCTAAACCATTATTAACGTCAGTCTTATTATAAACAGGTTCAGCATTTGGTGTGACTCTATAGTAAACCAACCCTGGACCCGCCAAGGTTCTATATAAAACTAGATTAATGTCTTTGACCCCATAAACACTTGTTTTATCCGTTATTGTAAAGCTTAAGGGAATCCAGCGATTCGACAAGGTTCCAATTAAAGCCTCAAAAGAGATGGGAAAACTGGGCGCGCTTCTATGCACTCGGCCTTCGAAGTCTGTCCATTCATAGCAGGAGCTATACTGATAATCACCAATGGCTATTCTTCCTAGTCCGACATTGACGTTAGTCGCATCCGTGACGATTCCATTAGCGGAATTTGTAATTGTAATAATATTATTTACGCGAGAAATAGTGGCGTTAATGGGACTAGTAACTTCTAGTACATATGCGATCGCAGAAGCTACATCTATGGCAGAAAAGCTTGACTCTATTTCGACTTGTCTTTCTATAAGAGCTGGAGGATTTGGGTCTGTGCCAGCTCCATTTCTTCTAAACCAAACGTAATGATTAATCGTTGTGGTACTAAAAGTGAAATATTGACCACTTCCGATAAAAGAACCAGCGCAGCATTCTATAGTATAAATTTCTGGCAAGCCTGCGGTGCCCTGTTGAATCACGCTAACTACAAACGGGCTTAAAATGATTGCGTTGTCTGTACTAATGCTCCATTCGTTGAGCTTAGGAAAAGCATGAAAACCGGCTTCTACTAAACTATTACCATCGAAAGTTTTTGTAACTGGCCCTGTTAGATAAGTCGCATTTGCTAATGATAGGGCTTGTGGCCGTATCGGGTAAACATTGTTAAAACCAACAGTAAGACGAGAAGCCCCGTAGATTGATTTATTGACTGGGTTTTCTAAACCTTGCGCCGTCAGACCTTCTGTCTCTAATAAAAGATCCGATCTATCTGCAGATGGGATATAGTAAATAAAATCTGTATTAGAAACAAAAGCTAAATTTGTTTTTAAATCCCGTAGGGGATGGGCCTGTCTATCGATAAAAGATTTAGAAACGATAGACCCGTTTGAATCCATAACAAATAAAGCACCTTGAAAAGCATCTATATAGACTGTCGATATATATAGCTCAGAACCTACTCTAAACGTTTTTGATGCTAACCATAAATCAGAACCAATAAAATTGTTTTGTTTAAATATTCCATTGTCCGAAACTGTAACTCTATATAAATATTTTGACTCGGTTACGTAAAACCAGCTGATATCCGAACTTATTTCTGGTCCATCAAAACCACCAACGATCGGCACAGAAGCGCCTAACCCAGCATATGGTTCCAGAGTAACATCGATAGCTGCTACCGTTCGACCTAAAAAAGAAGTGAGATTTTTATTTAAAATGACGGTGATTAAATCAGTTGCATCGTCGTAAGCTAACCAGAATTTTTCTGTCGTCGAATTGTATTTTATTCCTAACCCATTAATAGCTGGGGGCGAGTCAATAGAGCCATTTGAATCAATTTGAATGCCGGACGTGTTAAAAGTTCGCATCGCTATATTAAAAGACGAGTTATGATAAACAATGCCTAAAATCGATGACGAGTAATCGAGATCCCATCTTAACGAGTAAGAACTTGCAAATAAAAACCCTAAATCTGAAAACAAAGTAGTAGCAGCCGAGATTGTTGGGGTCGTAGACGATAAATCAACAGATCTATATTTTAAGACCGCCCCTTCTGAATAAATAATCCAAACATTGTTAGCTAAGCCATAAGGAATGACCTGAGCTCCTGGTGACGACGTGCTAATAGTTTGCTCGCTCACAATAATAGACTGAGTTTCACCATCTACAATTAAAACCTTGAGAGTTCCTTCGTCGTCGTTATAAGCCCAACATTCGACATTCCCGATTCTAGCCATGACGATTCCAGAAAGGGACGAATTGGTTTTGATAACGCTATCTGTCGCATTGAAAACTGGGCTAATTTGTTGTAGCGGCCCACCTCTAGTACTCCAAACTTCACTCGATTCTGAAAAAGATTTAGCTTGATTGAAATCCATTACGTTTAAAGAATTTTTAAAGTTAAATATCTTTTGAGAGCTAGTTAGGTCTAGGCCATCCACCTGAATTGTCGGTTTTTGACTAAACCCAAAATCTTTTTTTAGTTGTTTGGCTTTAGTAAAAACACGATTTACTAATGAGGAAAGCTTAGTGCCTATCACTTGGGCAAAATCGCTCTTTTGATCAACCCCTTGACCAAAATCTATCGAAACTTTCTGATCTTCTGTCGCCATTAAAAAACCCAGATGTCTATAGTTACGGTGGCCGTAGAATCTAAAATCAAAAACTTGGTAATATCAGTAGTGTTAATTCCAGCATCCCAAACATCTGCAGCCGCGTTCTTATTTACTATGAACCAGCCTTGATAAGCTCGGCCCAACTTGTGAGCTATGGTTGTCGTTTGGGTGGTGACGATAATATCAGAAACTAATTGGCCCTTTAAGAGAATCTGATTGATGACGGATTGGGTCCATTCGAAAACGTTGTCTTGAAGGGTGTCAGTTTCCGGTGACTTTGTTCTTAACTTTATAAGCTGAGCTATCAAGAAGCACCCCAAAAGCCTTGATCCGATTCAAAACCTATTCTTTGAACGTCCGTAATTCTCGCACTAGACCCAGCATCTCGATTGCCGGCAGCTTCTTCGATACGAGTAATGAGAGCTTGCTTCGCTCCAATGAAAGTAGAGGCATCTGATTCTTCTTTGCCTAAAAACTTAATACAAACGTCAGTGATGACGTATTCTTCCCATCCATTATATCCGTCGAAAGTGTCCCCATCGGCTGAAAGAGTTGTCGGAAGTGGCACATACCAAACGGTAATGGTGTTTGTGGAGGATGGCTTAGGTGAAAACCAAAGTTTCCCAGCCCGAATACGATAACGCATAAACTCAGCATTCGTTAACCCTCGAACAATTGACCTCGTATATTGATTTCTCTCTGAAAACATAAAAGGCTTCAAAGTAATTGCCTCGTCAGTAGAGAGCTGAAAATCAACTCCTAATAACTTGAAAAAGTCAGAAGGTAGCGCGTAGGCCTCTGTCCCATTTACTAGAGAAAACGTGTAAGCAGGATCTTTCACAAAATAATCGTTTCCAAACTTCTGAGTTAGTAAATCGTATAACTCAGCAATGGAACCATTAATCATGATATTCGCTTCTGCTATAGTCACAAGAGTTCCAGAGGAAGCGGGGATAGTGAAATTCACTCGGTTAGCAATTTCAGTTCGCATCGCTGTTAGCGTCTTCGTAGCCATAGGACCCCCAAAAAACTATGGGGCTTTTTACGCCCCACTCGTTTTATTCTTCTAATTCTTCTTCGTACTCGGCGGAGTCATCTAGAGATTTGCATATCACTATGAAATCTTTCAATGCGCCAACGAAGGCCATAGCATCTTTCGATTCTAAAGCTTTCATGGCTTCTTCTCCCGCGCTCATAAGCCCTGGATCCATGTCTTCCAAAGGTTTTTCTTCAGACTTAGAACCAGTTAAAATCAATGTCGCCATTTTCTTAGGATCATCAGCCATCATCATAAAAAGACTCCTTCTTATGGTTGAATGGTTGAATTCTTAAGAACAAGCGTTACATGCAATTTACAAGCAGCGCTTGGATTCGTAGGGGTCGCCGCTGCATTCAAATTAATAACTACTAGTTTCGTAGTAGAAACTGTTTGGCTTTTTAATTGTGCAACGAGATCGACGGCGGCTGCCGCCTCAAC